ATGCCATGTTTGCGGAACAGCTCGCGCGGAAATTCGCCGGCGTATCGGTCGCCGGTCACACGGCTGAGGCGAGCGTCGCCATCGCGCGGCTCTTGCCGCCTCTTCTTCCGATTATGCACGCTAACCCAACTTGCGCAGACTCGGGGGCGGGTTAAGGCAAATCAATGGCTTAGCGGAAAAGTCGCCACTACATTTTTGCGGAGGAGTTGAGGTCAGGCGCTGAGCACGCGGATCGGCAGCTGGTGCTTGGCAAGGCGCATGCGCTTGGGCAGGACGATGCCGAGGCGGTCGAGAAGTGAGGCTTGGGCGGAGTCGGGCTGGCTGACGCATCGCAAGCGGATTTGGCCGTGCGTCGTGGTCGGTAACACGACGTCATTCGACTGGATACGTGCGAGTTCTTCGAGAATCGTACGAGGCGAGTTTCCAAGGCCGGCGCGCTGCTGCCACATCTCCAAGCTCTTCCACAGCACGAATGCGAGGAAGCAAACGAGGATATGGGCCTGGACTCGATCCTCGCGCTGGTGCCAGATCGGGCGAACGTTGAGTTGATCTTTCTGGATACGGAAAGCAGCCTCAGCCTGTGTGAGTTGGATGTAGGCCTTCCAGAGCTGCTGATCGCTCCAGTCGGTGATGTTCGAGCGCAGCAGATAGGCGCCCTCAGAGAGCGCGGCCCAATCGTCGAAGGAGGCGTTATGATCGGCCCGGAGACGCAAGCCTGCCGAGCAGCCGTCCGGCTCCAGCGCGATGGCGAAGCGGGCGGCGGCACGCTGGTTTTGCTGCAGGATGCGGCCGATCTGCCGGTTCACCGTCGCAGGATCGAGCCGTTTCTTTGAGCGGGCGATCCGAGCGGCCAAGCGATCGAGTGCCTCTTCGATCCGTCGGCTGAACTTGTCGTGCATCGCCTGCTCTTTGCGGCGCCGATCGGCCGAGCGACACAAGATCACGGTCTCCTTGGTCTCGGGGTGGCTCGTGAGCTTGACCTCGACGCCTTCGTGGACCGTGCGCCAGCCGTCCGGGTGAGGGAGTTCAGAGGCAAACTTCTTCAGCTCCGACTTCGGCGCGCCGATGATGTAGCGTCGGCCGGTCTGGCGCAGCCACGCGAGATTCCCGGCGCTGGCCATGCCGCGGTCGGTGATCCAGACCCGTCCCATCACACCATGCCGGGCCTCCATCGTGGCCACGATCGTCTGCAAGGTCCGCGAATCATGGGTATTGCCGGCGAACACCTCGTAGCCCAAAGGAAAGCCATCGAAGGTCACCACAAGCGCGATGCACACCTGCTTGCAGTCTGGGCGATGGTCGCGGGAATAGCCACGCTGGGCCTGCGGATTGCCTTCCGCCTGGCCTTCAAAATAGGTGCTCGTGACATCGTAGAGCAGCACCTCATTCTGGACTGCAAACAGCTCTCCGCAGCGCTTCGACAAATGCGCTTCGAGGGTGGCCTTGTGCGCGAGCAGATGATCAAGGGCGCGGTACAGACGGTCCTTGTTGACCTCCTCGTCGCCGAGTTGCAGCAGATCGCAGAGCGCCGTCCGACGGTACCAATCCTCGGCAATGTGCAACTCGCTCGACGGCTCGCAGAACCGTGCCGTCACCAGAACAGCCGCCATCTTCGCCCAGGCGATACGTTCCTGGCCCACTGGCAGCAGCTGCCTGCACAGTTCCTCAAGGCCAGTTCCGCGCCAGAGTGCGAGTGCCAGGTACACATCGCCGAACTGACGCGAGCGTTCGATGCGAATGCCCTTCAGACGCACCGGCACTGTCAAGTCTTCGCTGCCGTCCTTGAACAGATGCGCTTGCTCGGGAGTGCCTATCAGCTGCCGCGCCAGCGTCCGTGCCTCAATACGACCGCGTTCATCCAGTTCGCCAAGCTGCACCACCGTCTGTTGAATGACCCGCCGCCCTACACGAACGCTGCGAACCAGGCACCAATAACGGTGAACCTTGCCGTCCTTCCTGCGAATCGTGTGGCGCAGATACATGCGCCATCACAACTAGAACCGCCGCGAAAGAAAATACCCAAGGTCGTCACTACACGCCCAAATCGGCCTTCCGCGACGACTAACCTATTGATCCGACTCACGCCGATTCTTGTGAAATCACCGAAACCGACCTCCAACCGCGCAAGTTGGGCTAATCCCGCAACTCTGAAAACCTGAAAGCGTTCGCGACAAGGTATGGCGAGCGGGAGGTCTCGTCTTCGAAGGGTTCGTGCGCAAGGTAGGGACGTGAAAGGCATGCGTATCGGATGCTGTCCGCCGCATGATCGTCACCGTCCGTGTCGACATCCTCGGCGTTGTGGGGGTCGTGCTGGAGAAGCGGCAGGGTTCGGATGATGTCGCGACATGTCGAGAAGAAGTAGATCAGCGGTCGTCCATCGCCATCGCCCTTCAGGCGGGCGCGGAGCTGGTCCCATCCGCCCTTGCGCCGGTCATGGGAGATGGCCGATGTTCTCGTGTTGTCGGCCCGCCGGAACACCGCGCCGTGCCGCATGAGGGTTTCTGCTATGCTGGGTCCGCTCTGGACGGCGAAGGCGCTTGGGTCAAGCACGCCATAAGCGATGTCCTCCCTCCTACCGTCCTTGCTGGTCTCGCGCGAGACGATCCCGGCAGCAACTTCCTCGGCGGTGAGCTTCAGGCCGACGTTCGGTGCACTTGCTCCGTACCACTCCCTGTAAACGACGAGTGCGCCGCGCGGAATGGTGCAGCCATCGTGTTCGAAGTTGTCCTGAACGACCGCCAGCCAATGCACGGCGAAGGGCGATGCGGAACCCCAGTCCATCGAACGGAATTTCGTCCAGTGCGCCGGAACCGTGAACGGCGTGATGACGTGCCGCGCCATGAATTCGCTGAAGAAGGCCCCTTCGATGACGTTCCAATCGCCTTCGAGCCAGGCGCGGACGCGCTGTGGGCTTCCGGTCGACTTCAGGCGGTCGATATAGCGCGGATCGGCCTGAAGCAGGGCCGGGTTGTCCTGAACGCGGGCGGGAATGAAAACCCAGCTTAGCCCGTCCCTCCAGGTGACGTTGTAGGCGCCGAGATCGACAAACTTCGACTTCACCTCGTGGTGCGACGGCCCGCCCGGATTGCAGGAAAATTTCGCTTGCGGCCTGATGCCCTTCGCAGACCTCAGGGTCGCCAGGAGCCGCAGGACGGGGTCGAGCGTCGTCAGCTGCGTCAACTCGTCGAAATAAAGCCGGGTGAGGCTCCAGCCCTGATAGTTGGCCGCATCGGCTTCGCGTTCGAGGTAGCCGCAATAAAGCTTCGCCCCGCTCGTGAACCTGAAGAGGTTTCCCTTCTCCGAATATCGCGCACTTCCGGCATACATGTGACCGGCGGTGTCGATGAAATCCTTCAGGTCTTCACGGGTCTTGCGCAGGATGAGGCCCCGGGCATCTTCGCCATGCCGTTCCGCGTGCAGCCAGAAGTCCAGTGCGATGGCCCAAGACTTGCCGCCGCCGCGAGCGCCGCCATAGCAGACGACATCGGCGGTGCACTGGATGAAAGCCGCCTGCGGTCCCGGTTGCGGTTTGACGATCTGGATGTTCATCCCCGGTCAGTGCTCGTGCTCGATCAATTTGCCGTTCCCGCCGTCGGCGAGGCCGGGACCACTGCTGCCACCATACTTCGCCTGCCAATCCTCAAGGCTCATCTCGGCGGGGGCGTTTTCATCGGCGGATGGTTTTCGCAAGGTGTGCTCGACCTGCACCTGCTGCCGGTCGACCATGAACCCGAAGAGCTTTGCCTTCATCGCCGTGGCCTGAACCGCCGCCGCCACCTGATCGACCCGGAGCGCGTGGGCCCTGTTCTCATCGAATTCCCGGGCAAGGCTGTCGATGGTCACCTCGTGCCGTTTTGCCTGTTCGGCACGGAGTTCGGCGAGCCGTGCGGCCACCTCAGCGTTTCTCAAGGTCTTTGAAGCCATGACCTCGGCGGCGTGGGCGGTTGCGGTATAGCCCGCCTCCCTGTAGGCCCGCGAGGCCGCCATGCCTTCGGCAACCTTCCTCACGAAGGTCTCCTGCTTCTGGGTCAACGGTCTTTGCTGCTTCGCCATGACCGTAAAAATTACAACAATTCGGCGGCGTCGTCCTGATCGAAGGCTCTTGTTACGCGCGGGAGATGCCGGCTTTTGTCAGAGCAGGCATCCTTAGCTCTCCACCCCCTATTCGCCATTCGCTACTCGCTATTCGCGTATCCTACGCCTTGCCGGCGGATTCCTTCCGGGTCTGGTTCACCTGCATCTTGGCGTAGGTCGACATCAGC